CCGGGCGTGTTCGGCGTGTCGGAGATCCAGGGCGTTGAGACAGTCCTCGGCGGCATGACGACCACGATGAGTGACCAGGACCTCGCGCTAGCGTTGCAGAGCCTGGGCGTCTACTGGACCGACAGTGCGCCTCCTGTTGACGCTAACGGGGTGACGCAGGACTGGGTTATCAGTCCGGCCGGGATGGTCGAGCTACAGGATGGCAAGAAGTTCGGTCGGGTTGAAGGCGTTACGACGGTGGAGCCTGGACTCGGGCACTACGGCGCGCTGCGGAGCGCGGCGCTGGAGACGACTGGCACGCCCGAGGTAGCGGTTGGGACGATTGAGGTCACAGCTGCTGAGTCCGGGATCGCGCTGGCCATCCGGTTCGCTCCGCTGACCTCTAAGAACAGCGAAAAGCAGACCGAGCTAGGCGGCAAGCTCGACCAGTTCATGCATGACCTCATCCACGGATGGATCCCAGCGTATGAGGGGCTGACGCCGGATGAGCGGCTGGAGGCCGTGTCCTCCTTCGGGCCGATGCTCCCGTTGAACCGCAAGGAGGTAGTGGCCGAGGTCACGGCGCTAGTCCAGGCAGGGCTGGTGTCTCGGGAGTGGGCGCTGAGCTACCTCGCCAAGACGCTGGGGCTCAACTTCCCGGACGACATGCTCCAGCAGATCCTTGACGAGCAGGCTGCTGCCCTTGACGTGGTTGGCGGACGGCTCGACACCGAGGCCGCGCCTCCGGAGGCGTAATGCCAGCTACGGCTCCTGACCCGCAAGAGTGGATCCGCGCCTATGCGGGGGTCCAGAAGCTTGCTGACCATCAGCTGCTGGGCGTCCTGCTAGAGGCACAGAAGGATCTGGACGCTCAGATCAAGCGCATCCTGGCGCGTAGCAAGGGAAGCATCAGCGACTTCGTGCGGGTCAGCCAGCTGCGGGAGATCCGCAAGGAGATGCTTCGGCAGCAGGTCAAGGTGTTCGGACGGATCGGCGATGTCATCAGCCAGGGCCGCGCGCGAGCCGCTCTGGCCGCCGACCATCTCAGCGCGCGGCTCGACGCGGCGTTGTTCGGGATGGTGGGCGACTCGGCGACGGCCAAGGCTCTCGCGGACAGCCTTGAGCAGAGTCTACTCAGGACGATCGACGTGGCGACGGCTCGCATCACGCAGTCCTCGATCCCGCTCAGCCAGAGGATCTATAACAACACGGTCCGGACTGGCGGGCAGATTGACAGGATGATCAACAGCGCTCTGGCCCGAGGTCTCTCGGCGCGGGAGTTCGCGGCGGAGGCGTTGAACTTCTTTGACCCCAGCACGCCGGGCGGGATGCGGTACGCGGCGATGCGACTGGCGCGGACCGAGATCAACAATGCGTTCCACGCTATGTCGGTTGAGGCCGCTGACAAGCCCTGGGTGCTCGGGATGCGCTGGAACCTCTCGCGCTCCCACCCAAAGGCAGACGACTGCGACACCCTCGCTCACGACGACCAGTTCAAGATGGGGCCTGGAGTGTTCCCGGTCCGGGACGTACCCCGCAAGCCGCACCCGCAGTGCCTGTGCTACGCAACCCCTGTAGTCGTTGACGATGACGCGTTCATCGATGGGCTATTTGCTGGGAAGTATGACAATTACCTCGGTGGTCACGGCGCGCTGCCGGGTCAGAGGATCGGCCCGAGCCTGCCCGGCGCTGGGCGGGTCACCGCATCCGCTCCGCTCCGGCTCCTCGGTCCAACACCCGCACAGATCCGCGCGCAGACCGTACGGACGGCCAAGGAGCACGCCAAGACCATAAACCTGATGGCATCCGGAAAGACCCGAACCGCAGCTGCGCGCGAGCTACGGACGCAGGCCACCAAGACGCCGTATACGATGATGAAGCTCAACAGAGTCCGTGGCGAGGGCTCCTCCACGATGTATGGCAGGGAGTTCATCAACTCCCAGGGAGAGAACACGCTCGCCTACTACCGGTTGGCAGAGCGCGACATCAGCATCAGTCCTGGGCACTTCGATGACCTGGACAGAATGACGGCGCTGTCGCGGAAAGACCACGGCTCTGGATGGCACTCGCACTCCGACCGGCCGGGGCTAGAGGCGACGGTGGCACACGAGTATGGCCACCACGTCAACTTCCGGTTCAACGATGGATTCGGGAACTACACGGTTGACCAAGCCGAGCGCATCTTCAGTGTGGTGGCGAAGGAGCTTGGCCTCAAGAAGCCAACCATCACCCGAGGACGGCACAGGGATATCGGGCTGACATGGACCGAGGCCGATGCCTGGGTCAAGCAGAACCAGACGGTCATTGAGTTCAGCATCTCCAAGTACGGCGCGCACTCGCAAGCGGAGATGTTCGCTGAGATCTGGTCGGAGTACACAACATCAGGCCGCCCGCGACCCTGGATCCTCAAGATAGGCAGGGTTATGCAGCGGATGGCCGAGGAGGCAACGAGACCATGACAAGCCGACGCCCAGTGCAATGCCTGGCATGTGAGCGCCTACAGGGCGAGCCGAGGCCTGCCACCGCGATCGACCCCGGAGGGCGAACGGTCCGGACGTGCGATGCGTTCCCTGCCGGAATCCCTATGGCCATTGGCCTTGAGGGTGCGGACCACCGTAAGCCGTTTACCGGGGACGGTGGACTACAGTTCAGGCAGAGGCCAACCGAGGAGGCACGGAAGGCATTCGAGGATTGGCTTGCCAGCTGATTCGACTTCCAGCGTACAGAGGAACTATCATCCGGAGGCAGCAAGATGACGGCACCACTCGACCCCGGCGCACAGAGCGGCGCTGGAGACACCGGACAGAGCGCCGGTGCAGGGGCGGATACGAGCAACGGCGCGGCGGGCACACAGAGCGGTGCCAACGGCCAGCAGGGCCAAGCGGACGCACAGAGCGGCGCTCCGGCGACTCCGACACCGGTTCACACGGCCGAGGAGATGGCGGCCCAGCAGGCGAGGACGCGCGCTTCAGATCTGCGGGCAGGACAGTTGGAGCAGCAGCTGCGAGAGATCCGTGACAAGGACCTCCCGGAGATGGACAAGCTCAAGCGTGACGCCGAGGAGTACAAGGCGAAGCTCGCGCAGGCCGATCAGGACCTGCGGCGTGAGCGCGTCCGAAACGGATTCCTCAGCGACAACACGTACGACTGGCAAGACCCCGCTGTCGCGCTCGGGATGGTCGATATCAGCAAGCTTGAAATAGACGATCAAGGCCAGGTCGTGGGGCTCAAGGCCATCATTGAAGGCCTGGCCAAGCAGTACCCGTGGATGCTCAAGCCGAAGTCCGAAGGGGACGGCGGTCAGCAACAGACGGGTGTTCCGCCGATGAACCAGGGCAAGGCTGGTCAGGCCGGGAAGCCTGACAAGTCCGAGATGTCCAAGCGTTTGCCGGCATTGCGCTCCCGCCTGGGAGGCTAGGAGGAGAAGGGTGGTGAAGGGTGTCTAGGTACGACAAGTATGAGCCACGAGTGGGCGGATTCCGCGCTCCGCTTCTGGCTGCCATCACCAGCACAGACGTCGGCAAGATCCAGGCGGTGAGCATCAACACGTCTGGACAGGTCGTGATTGGCGGAGCCGCTGAGACTGCCATCATCGGGGTCATCATCGCGGTCCGGCCGATGTCGGCCGCAGAGCCGATCGACGTCATGACTGATGGCGAGATCGTGGAGGCGACCAAGACCGGCGGTACCGCATGGGCCGCTGGTGACATCGTCTACGCGCACGGAACAGCTGGCGGTGTCGGCGTCGTTGACGCGGTGGCAGCGACCAGCAAGATCATCGGCAAGATGGTCTCCACCACACGCATGATCGTCCGCTGCCCCATGGCAACCACGTAAGGGAGGGATGACAGATGGCTAAGGGTTACGCCACCAGTGCTGACATCCTCACCCGTACGCGGGATGGGCAGGATCTCAACGCGGTGTGGGACAGCTACCAGCAGGCGCTGCAGGACTTCAACAGCGCGCGCACTCCGCTCGCGGACCTCCTGTCCTTCGGTGTCACGAACGTCATCGAGGACATCGTCCAGCCGGGTACGGAGCGATTCGAGGAGGCCACAGAGTTCGGCATCCCGGTCTCGATCCGGCCGCAGCCTGTCGTTACCCAGCGGGCATTCCCGTTCAAGTGGTACGACATCCGCGCGTCCTACACCTTCCAGTTCCTCGCCGGAGGCCCCAACCAGCTTGGCGGCGCGTCGACGCAGCAGCTGGACGCGATCCTCCAGCAGGTGATGGAGGCCGACAACGCACTCCAGTTCGACCTCGTGATGAAGGCGCTGTTCAACAACGTCAACAGGACCGCGACCATCGGCACTACGCCGTACACGGTCACGGCGCTGTACAACGCGGACGGCTCCTACATCCCGCCCTACAAGGGCCTGACGTTCACGCCTGGTTCGCACACGCACTACATCAACACCGGTGCGGCAGCGATCGACAGCACGGACCTGACTGACGCGGCGTTCCTGGTGGAGGAGCACGGTTTCACCCGGCAGAACGGGTACACCGTCATCCTCCTCATGAACAAGGCGGAGTCGGACGTTGTCAAGACGTTCCGGCGCGGCGTGGCGAACAACAACTCGCAGACGGCCGTGTACGACTTCATCCCGGCTCAGGGGACTGGCTTCCAGCTGCCCGTCGGCTGGGAGGTCGCGGCGGGATCGCAGCCTGCGAACACGTTCGCCGGTCTGTCGGTGGTCGGCTCCTACGGGCCGTACCTGATCGTGGAGGACCCGCAGATCCCTGCCGGGTACTTCGTCGCGGCAGCGTCGCAGGGCCGGTCCAGCAACCTGAACATCGTCGGTCTCCGCGAGTCGGAGAATGCCGCGCTGCGGGGTCTCGTGCTCCGTCCCGGCAACAACTCCAACTACCCGCTCATTGACTCCTTCTTCATCCGGGGTCTGGGGTCGGGTGTGGCCCAGCGCGGCGCGGCGGCAATCGTCCGCGTGTCCGCATCCGCCTACGCGGTTCCAGCCGCATTCGTCTGGTAACGGGGAGGAGGCGAAGATGGCACGGAACATTCCGATGGATGAGCCGCTCACGCGCGAGGATCGCAAGTACCTCAGCGACCGTGGGCGGGAGGACCTCATCGCACGACTGGATGAGGAGAATGGCGTGGACGAGGATGAGGCCGAGGAGGCCCCGGACTACACGCTGTGGGGCAAGGCCGATCTCTTGGCCGAGGTCGACAAGCGCAACCAGCAGGACCCGACGCTGCAGATGAGCGCGTCCGGGACCAAGGCCGAACTGGCCGCACGCCTGGAGGCACACGACGAGTCACTGGCCGACGCCGAGCCAGCCGACGAGTGACCGACCCCCGGACGCGCGACGTAGCCTGCCGTTGCGTCGCGCGTCCGGGACTCGCCTAGGGAGGAGGAGGCATGGCAACCGCTGACCAGATTGCCTTGCTGCGGCTGAAGATTGACCAGCCGCTCAACGCCGATCCCTACACGGACGCTGTCCTCGGCGCGGCGATCGACGCGGCCTCGGGTGATCTCGACCTCGTGGCGTACAACGTCTGGACCAACAAGGCCGCTAGCGCCTCCTCGCTCGTGGACATCTCCGAGGGCGGTTCCAGCCGCAAGATGGGCGATCTCCAGGAGCAGTTCCTAAGGATGGCAGCGCAGTTCGGCGGGCAGAGCCCTAGCTTGGCCTCTGGGCGGGGCACCCGCGTCTCCCGGCTCCGGAGGTAGGGCAATGACCCTTCTGGCCGGAGAATTGGAGCTACAGCGCCGTAACACACAGGCATTCATCGACTCAAACCCGACCACGCTCACGCTGATCCCGAGGAGCCGCATCAAGCGTGGCTCGGGCTTCCAGTGGGTCGAGGGCCCACCACGCGCTCCGCAGGTCCTCCGGGTGATCGACCAGAGCAGTACGCGCGGCCCAGTCCAGGGCTCCGTACACACTGCCGATGGGGTTGAGCGGAGGGTCGAGTACCAGCTGCTTGGCAGCTACCAGGCGGCCATCGGGCTGTACGACACCTGGGTTGACGCGAACGGGCTCCGCTGGGAGATCGCGGAGCTACTGCCCGACAACGGCTATGAGCGCCGGGCACAGGTGGTGCGCCGTGGCGAGTCGTAACGGAGCCAACCTCAACATCGAGATGGACATGACGCCGCTGCTGCACGGCGTCAAGGTACTGGATGACCGGCTCGATGGGTTTGTGGCCACCACGTTCGATCGGCAGGCGACCATCGCACAGGGCTGGATGAAGGACAACGCGCCGTGGACCGACCGCACCGGTAACGCGCGGCAGGGTCTCTCGACGGTGACCGACCACGAGGCGCGGAAGCGCCACACGCTCCATCTGTTCGGCCGGATGCCTTACAACATCTGGCTTGAGGTCCGGTTCGCCGGTCGGTACGCCGTGATCGTCCCGGCGCTGATCGACCAGGGACCGAAGCTCATGGGGACGCTCAACAGAATCTTCCGAAGGTTGGGTGGAGCATGACCACCAATCTTCGTGACCGGGTGTACGACGCGCTGACGTCCGACCCCACGCTGATCGCGCTCGGGCTCACCACGGATACGTTGTATCCGGCCGGGACCGACACCATCCAGGCAGAGACTTTTGCTGTGATGCGTTGGGGCGTAACCGAGGTAGGACCGGGCAACGACAGCGACGCTCGCGTGGAGAACATGAACTTGTGGGCCTACAACCGGGCTGGCAACTACACTCCCATCACAGGGATACTCCGGGCGGCGCGCAGCGTCCTGCTGGGACTGGCCGGGACTCCAATCAATCCGGGCTGGATCATCGGGCTGAACTGGAACGGCGACAGCACGGATCTGTTCGATGACGGCTACAAGGCGTGGACCCGCAACAGCGCGTACCGGATTGCGGCGACGGGAGGATGGTAATGACAGGCAAGGCACGCAACGGCGAGGCCAACGTGACGGCAGAGGGCGATCCCGAGGCCGCGCCGAAGACACGCAGAGAGATCGTGTGGAAGGGCCACCTGTACCCGTTCGATGAGCGGGAGTTCACAGCGATGGACTTCCGCCGTCTCATCGGCCCACCGCCCGAGGGCGAGGAGCCGCGTGAGGTCCCCATGTTCCTGCGTTGGAACAAGGGGAACAACTGGGTTCAGCCGCTCGACGCGCTGGGCTTCCTCACGGAGGAAGAGCAGGTTCGCTTCCTCACGAACGAACAAGACTTGGAGGTTGTCGAGGTTGAGGATTGAGCTTCGGTGCGACTCCAAGAAGCACGGAGAGCTACTGGCCGAGGATGAGGCTGAGCCCATCATCGAGATCAAGTGCTCCTCGCGCTTCTGCGGGGCCGGACCGGGGCGGGTGGTCCTCCACCGCTTCAACACCGAGGGAAAACTGTTGGATACACTGAGGTTCAGGGATCTAGAAGGGAGGGACAATGCCTCTGAACACGATTTCGCTGCCATTCGGTCTGCGCGATCTCAAGATCACCCCCTACACTGACGCGACTGCGACAGTGCTTGCGGGTGCCTCGGTCGACCTGCCGAACTCCCGCACGCTGACGTTCGCCGAGGCCGAGGAGTTTGAGGAGCTTCGGGGTGACGACAGCCTCGTGGCGACGCACGGCAGCGGCCCACAGGTCGAGTGGGAACTTGAGGGTGGCGGTGTCTCGTTTGAGGCCGTGGCCGCGATGTATGGCGGCACGGTCAGCACCACCGGCTCCACCCCCAACCAGGTGAAGACGCTCCGCAAGCTCGTGACGGACGTACGGCCCTACTTCAAGATTGAGGGCCAGTCCATCAGCGACTCCGGTGGCGACTTCCACATCGTCATCTACCGCGCCAAGGCGACCGACAACCTCACCGGTGAGCTCACCGATGGGTCATTCTTCCTGACCGGTGCCTCCGGCGTCGGCCTGAAGTCTCTTCTCCCGGCCGCACTGGACCGGGTGTGGGACTTCGTCCAGAACGAAACTGCTGCTGCTATCCCGTAAGGAGGCGACGACATGACAGACATGACGGCATTTGTCCAGAAGCCAGCTCTGGTTGGCGTCGCACCGACGTACACGCAGGTGACGGCAGCGGACTTCTTCACCGCGCAGCCCAACGCGCGGTACATGCTGCACTACAAGTGTGGCGCGACACCAACCGGAGCGGGTGCCTTCAAGGTCACCGACCCGAGCACCCAGGTCCCTGTTGGATCGACGGCCGTGGCAGGCTTCGCGGACGCACAGGTCCAGGGAGCAGGCATGACGGCCACGACGGAACTGATCGCGTGGATCGACAACTCCTCGCGGTTCCGTGACGCGAACGGCCGAGTCAACCTGACGGCCACGGGTACCCTCACGACCGTAACGGTGGGTATCTTCGGGCCGTTCTAAACCATTCTGACAAGGAGCACTAGGATGCCAGTCAGCAAGCCTCGCAAGGACAAGAAGAAGTACGGCATGGGCGGGCAGGGCAAGGTCTTTGACCTTGAACTTCCAAGCCTCGATGATGACGGCGACCCCAACGTCTGCCGGGCGCGCCGTCTCGGAGTCCAAGGACTCATCAAGCTCGGCATCCTCGACAGCATGGACACGCTGACCTCGCTGGTGGCTACCGGGATCACTGAGATCAGCGGGAAGATCACGGCCGCCGACGCGGCCAAGATGGCTGGGGTGGCGGACAAGATGGACGAGGCCATGGGCCTCATCGACTCCATCGTGATCGCAGCGGTTGTCGAGCCGAGGGTCTACCCGATCCCCAAGGCCACACAGGTCACAGACGCGGCAGGCAACACGATGCTGCTACCGGCTGAGCCGCGCGATCCGGAACTGCTGTACGCGGATGACGTGGACCTCGATGACAAGATGTTCATCATGGACTGGACGATCGGCGGGTCGGCGGATTACCGGGCGTTTCGTCAGTCAACCGAGGACTTTGTGGGCGATGTGGCAGATGGCCCAGGCGTACCGGACGCGACCGAGCCAGCTGCTGGCAGTTGAGCACGAGACAACGGCGTACTTCCTCGATCGAGCGGTGTTCCTCTTCGGACGGTCGCTGGACAATGAGCTAGAGACAGCAGGGAAAGGCAAGAGCCAGAAGCGGCAGGCGATGGCCCGAAGCATGGTCCTCCATAGGTGGCTTGACCGAGGAGGATTCAACACGCCGAAGGGGTAAGCCGTGGCCGATTACAACCTTGGAACGGCCCGAGGAAAGATTGAGGTCCAGTACGACGGCGCTGGTGTTGGCAAGGCGCAGAAGGGCCTGCAGACTTTCCAGAACAGCGCCCAGAAGATGGCATCTGGGTTCACCAAGGTTGCCGCTATCACCGGAGCCGGGGCGGGGCTCATCACGGCTGCGCTTGCCGTCTCGGTCAACAAGGCCATCGACTTTGAGAAGCAGATCTCTGCGATCGGCGCGGTGTCCGGCGCTAGCGCCAAGGAGATGGACCAGCTTCGCCAGAAGGCACTCCAGCTTGGCGCAGACACAGCATTCTCGGCCAGCGAGTCCGCGCAGGCCATGGAGGAGTTGGTCAAGGCCGGACTGACCGTCGAGGAAGTGCTGAACGGCGCAGCCGACGCAACCGTCAACCTAGCCGCTGCAGGCGGGATCGACCTTCCGCAGGCCGCATCGATCGCGGCCAACGCGATGAATGTGTTCAACCTTGCTGGCAAGGATATGGCGCACGTCGCTGACCTCATCGCGGGCGCGGCCAACTCCTCCGCGATCGACGTGCACGACTTCGGCATGTCGCTGGCGCAGTCCGGCGCGGTGGCGAACCTTGTGGGCCTGTCGTTCGATGACCTCTCGGTCGCCATCGCGCTCATGGGCAAGGCCGGGGTGAAGGGCTCCGACGCCGGTACCTCGCTGAAGACGATGCTCCTGAACCTCAACCCGGCCACCCAGAAGCAGAAGGAGTTGATGAAGGACCTCGGTATCATCACCGAGGATGGGGCCAACAAGTTCTTTGACGCCAAGGGAAAGCTGAAGAGTTTCGGTCAGGTCTCCCAGATCCTTCAGGACGCTCTCAAGGGCCAGACCAAGGCGCAGCAGCTGGCGACTCTTGAGACCATCTTCGGATCCGACGCGATCCGGGCAGCCGCCGTCTTCACCAAGGAGGGGGCGAAGGGCTTTGACGAGATGGCTACGGCCATGGGCAAGGTCTCCGCCCAGGACGTGGCAGCTAAGCGTCTCGACAACGTTGCCGGGGCTATCGAGCAGCTGAAGGGGTCGCTGGAGACTGCGGCCATCGTGATCGGCACAGCGTTCCTCCCGGTAATCCGCAAGGTCGCTGAGTTCATCACCATGCTAGCCAACAAGTTCAGCAGCTTGGACCCGAAGTGGCAGAAGCTTATCGCGTTCGGCGCGGCCGCAGCTGCGGCGCTCCTCGGCGTGATCGCAGCGCTAGCGGCGGTGGGGGCGGTCATCGCCGGAGTCGCGGCCTCGCTTGTGGCCGTGAAGATTGCTGCCATCATAGGCGCAATCGTGGTTGCGGTTGGTCTTCTAATCGCAGCCTTCACGGCACTCTGGAAGCGCTCAGCAGCGTTCCGTAGCGCAGTCCAGACAGCGTTTGGGTTCATCAAGACGGTCGTGGCCTCCGCGATCGAGGGATTCAAGCGCCTCGTGGACTTCGTTCGGACGCAGATCATCCCGATCATCCAGTCAGGTCTCAAGAAGGCAATCGACAACCTCGGTCCGGCGTTCGCTGCTATCAAGAACTGGATCGAGACCCGCGCGCTCCCTGCCTTCAACAAGCTCAAGGACGCTTTCGAGACTGCCCGGCCTACGCTGGAGAAGATCGCCAAGTTCATCGCTGGGGTGCTAGCGACCAGCTTTGAGATCATGGGCAAGATCATCGGGACCGTAGTCCCCATTGTCCTCAAGCTCGCAGGCCCGGTCTTCAGCCTCCTCATCAGCGCGATCTCATTCTTGATCGCCCACATCCCCCAGATCGTGTCAGCGTTCCAGACCTTCCTCGGCATCATGAAGACGATTGGGACCGTCCTCGCGGCGGTGGTGATTGTCCCGCTGATGGCGGTCTGGGAGGCCGCCAAGTTTGTGTTCAACGCCATCAAGGCCGGAGCACAGGCGCTAGCGACGGCTTGGGGCGCTATCTGGGCAACCATCGGCCCTCCGGTGATGGCGGTATTCAACGCCATCAAGGCCGTTGTGTCGACGGTGATGACAGCGATCTCCGCGATCATCCAGGTGGCCTGGACGCTCATCAAGGCCGTGTTCATGGCCGGAGTCGAGGCTGTCAAGGCGACGGTGGGGCCTGCGTTCAACGCAATCAAGGCGATCATCACGGCAGTGATGGGCTTCCTCGCGCCGTACCTCTCGGCCATCTGGAACACGATCCGCTCAGCAGTCTCCAGCGCGGTAAGCGCCGTCTCGTCGGTCGTCTCCACAGGATGGAACATCGTCAAGACCGTCGTGACGACGGTGATGAACGCTGTCCGGTCGGTCGTGTCATCCGTCTGGAGCGCGATCAGCGGGATCGTCAAGAGTGCGATCGCCAACATTGTATCGATCGCCAATGGCGTCAAGGCTTTCGTGGACAAGATCCGGGGATTCTTCAACGACCTCAAGAAGGCCGCCGAGGGCGGGACGGGCAGCCTGATTGCGTTTGTCAAGGGCATCCCTGGGAAGATCCTCAGTGCGGTGGGGAACCTCGGTGGCCTCCTGGTGAACGCTGGCAAGAGCATCATCCAGGGCCTGATCAACGGCATCTCCTCGATGATCGGATCGCTCGCCTCCAAGCTTTCTTCCATCACCAATCTCCTACCATCCTGGAAGGGTCCGGAGGAGCGGGACAAGAAGATCCTCACGCCCTCGGGCCAGTGGATCATGGAGGGCTTGCTGCGAGGGATCGACAAGGTGATCCCGATGCTGCGCCAGAAGCTCGGGGACGTGACCGCCCTTGTGTCTCAGCCCAACGTAGTCGAGGCTGCGCTCACGACCGCTACGGCCGGAGCCGTTCGCTTCGGCAACACGGGACCGATGGTCCCGACTGCGCCCAGCAAGCAGACCACCATCCAGCAGATAGTCATCCGAGGAGTCTGGGACTTCACCGACCCAAGCGCTGCCCGGAAGATCATCGCTATGCTGGCCGAAGAGATTGACCGGTATGAGAGGGAGCACAAGTGACCGCGTGGGGACAGATGCAGGTTGGCAAGGTACTCCTTGCCGAGGCCCACCTTGTGTCTCGCCGACAGCACGAGACCATCGGTACCAGGAGTATCACGGTTGGTGGTACGGAGTACTGGCCCGGCTCTCCTCGGCTCCTCTCTGAGGCCGATGTGGCGGCTGTCGCCGAGGACATCCTGGGGCTCAAGGACAAGTTCGTGCCCATCTCCTTCTCCAGCAAGTCCGGCAACAATGGTTATTACATCGTTACAGACTCCGGCGTCGAGCACACACGCTGGGCAGGCGAGGCGCAGGCTGCGGTCTGGCAGATGGATCTTACATACCAAGGTCCTGACGCGGCGATCGATGTGGAGGCGCGGTTCAGCCACGTTGTCCGCGCCAACGGCTTCGCGCTAGGCGGCACGCGCTGGCACGCGCCACCGATCGGACACTATGCCTACTACACCGGCACCACCCCGCCCTCCGGCACGGTCGTCCGGCCGACTGCCTATGGGAACATGACCGTGTTCCTGGGCGTGCCCTCCGGCATCAACCCTCGCTGGGGCTGCCCGGTCTCCTCGGCGCTCCTGGGGCGGGTCACGCTCGTGTCGGCGGGCATAGCTCGCGCGGCCTCCGGGATCAACGTCCCCACCACAACCTGGGTGCTTGACAACGGGATCGTCCGGGTGTCCCCGCTGGCTGCCTCGGGCCTGCTGAGCATCGGTGTGTGGAACGGCGCGGCGTACGACAGCAAGGCCTGGAACGTCCAGCGCGCCGGGGCTAGCATCGCGCTCTCCACCTTCAGTGCGGCGACTGTGCTCCGCAACGACGTTGAGGCCGTCACGCTCCGGCTAGTCCGGGACCGCGCGCCGGGGCGGGACACCGTGGATCTGACGCTCCGGCGCGGCTCGCGCTTCGTGGAGGTGCTTGTTCAGACGGACTCCTCGGCGACGCTTGGGGTCACGCTCCAGAGCAGCGAGACGCAGACGGACAACACGGCCTCGGGATACGTTGTCGCGACTGGTGACGATGGATTTGGCGATCGGTACATCGCAGGGTCCTCCAAGGCCAGCGTGACTGCGGTCGCCGGAGGAGGGGTGCAGAAGACGGCGGTGACGTCGCTGGATTTCTACATCGGTGTTGTATACAACGGTGGTGCAGCGATCTCCGGGGATCAGGCGACTAACATCAGGGACCAGTACATAGGGACGATGTCCGCCAAAGAAGCAGGGGTCAGACGTTGAGCGTTAATGAAGTCAAGCAGGCACTGGGCTCCTGGGGTCTCCGGCTCAAGAAGGAGACCCCGCAGGTTGTGCTGGACACGCTCTCATACTTCGGCCACGTTGCCATGTGGCCGGGCGAGGTAATCGCCGAGGGGCTCACCGACGCGGCGCTGCCGGTCGCTCGATACGTTGGCGTGCTGAGGGTCCGGGACCTGAGCGAGGACTACACCATCGGCGGCTGCGGGATGGCGTTCTGGCTTGGCGATGAGGATGGCAAGGGGGATGTATTCGAGACGGCGGTGGTGCTGACGGCCCAGACGTTCGCTGCCTCGGTCGCGGCGCTCCTCCCGCCCAGCGGCTCCGTGACGGCCGGGACGATCAACGCGATTGCCGGGACCATCACGCAAACGTTCCAGTGGCAGAGCCCTCGGGACGCGCTGGACTATGTGACCTCGCTGTTCACCGGCGAGTGGCGGGTGACGGGTGACGGGAAGCTAGATGCCGGCACAGTCGCGCAGCTGTACCGGACCGTTCCGCAGACGCTCCTTGTCCGTCGGCAGGATGGCAGGGAGATGGGGATGCGGGCGCTGCCCGGCCAGATGCGGCTGGCGTCTGATGTCGAGGACTACACCACCCGCGTGGTCGTCCTCGCCGAGGGCGAAGGCGTCTCGATCTCGACCGGCGCGGCCAACGCGGCTGTGGTGCCGTACAAGGACATCCACAACAACACCGTCAAGCTGACCCGTCTCGTCTCGGAGTCCGAGACGGACCCCACGAACGCGACTGCCCGCGCGCAGCTGCAGCTGAACCGGTTCCAGGCCGCCCGAGCGAACGTTACGTTGTCGACTGACGCCTATGACGTTAAGGGCGATCTCGTGGTAGGCGACTACCTGTACATCTGGGACAAGGAAAGCGGTTTCTTTGACGTCGCCAACGAGATTCCGTGGCGGGGCGAGCCGATCAACCCGATCGCGCTCCGGTGTATTGAGCTCAGCTACCCGATCCCGCCTGGCTGGACGGTCGCCTACCGCGACGTGAACGGCGTCTGGACGGATCTGTCGGGCTACTATGAGCCCGAGGGCGGGGACACGACGGTTGTGGTGGGGGACTTCTCCCGCAACCTCACCGGCATCGCAGGCGAGCCGATCGGTGTTCGCGTCAACGCTCCTAGCGCCGGGGCGGATGCGACGGTACCCGCACAGGTCGTGTTCGGTGCGTACTCCACAGCGGCTTACCAGTCCTCGGCGATCAATGACCTCAAGGCAGCCGTCCAGCTTACGTGGACGCAGCCGCTCAACGTCGACGCATCAACGATCGTCGACGGAGACCACTATGAGATCCAGTACCGCGTAACCCAGGCATACTCCTATCCGATCACATGGAACCAGGCCAGCACGTTCCACTGGAACCAGTTGCAGACGTGGGGCCGTCCGCTCTCCAACGCAGCCAACACTGGCGACAACTGGAACACCGTCATGGTGCCGTTCGACCAGACGGTGGCACTGATTCAGGAGCTATCCGTTGCGGTTGAGTATGAGTTCCGCATCCGCGCCGTCGACACCGCCAACCCGCCCAACGTCGGAGCCTGGTCGTCTATCCTGACAATCACGACCACGGGAGACGTGCTCGCTCCGAGCGTCCCCGCTGCGCCTACCGTTGCCGCGTCGCGGCTCGGGATCCAGGTCGTGCACCTCCTCGGCAAGTCCTCGGGCGGCACGTTCAACCTTGAGCCGGACCTTAACCACCTTGAGGTCCATGTAGGTTCCACATTCTTCTTCCCGGACAACACAAGCCTCGTGGGGCGGATACCGGCCAATGAGAGCAACCTGATCGGCAAGATCCCAGTCGTGGCAACGTTCCAGCTGGAGAACACTGCCGACGTCTGGGTCAAGGTCATTGCGGTAGACAGGCAGGGCAACAAGTCCGGCGCGAGCACGGCTGTTCAGGCTAGCATCCTGCTGATCGACAATCAGCACGTGAGCGACCTCTCGGTCAGCAAGGTCACGGCCGGGACTATCACCTCAGATTGGATTGTTGCGGCGGCCATCAAAACTGCAGCGATGGGCCAACGTGTTGAGCTGAACTCCCTGGGGATCCAGGCTTACAACGCTGCTGGCCTACAGACGGTTGCCATCAGCGCCGACCCGCTCTCTTCCGGGGACTTCGTGGCGTTCGGCGACGGGCTGCACACCTTGGCCCGGATCGACTCCACGGGCGTTGTCGTCGCCAAGGACTCCTATGTAGACAGATCCTTCATCGGTGGCGTCGACATTGTCGCGGACGTTATCAACAAACGTCCCAAAGGAATCATCGCATGGGGGCAGAGCAGTGTGTTGGTGCTCAACTCTGCCCCGAACGTTGAGCTGGGGTATATGGAGCTGGCGTTCGTTGCTGAGGCCAATCGGATGTATCGCGTGGTCTGCTTCGGCGACATGGACTCCACGAGCGCGGCGGTTAACGAGCGGTACACCTTCCGTCTCCGCGACGGCGGTGCGTCGCAGCCCACGGTATCCAGCACTTCTATCGGCACCAACGCTTTCCCGGCCACACAGAGTGCCGGTGTCAACTCAACCCTCACGGGCACCTGGCTGAAGTCGGACTTCACGGTGGGGCTACACAGACTCCTCTGGACCTTCTTTGCGGTAATCGGGACCGGCAAGCTAGATGGACCATCCGGACCTTCGTTCTTCTGGGTCGAGGACATGGGGCCACTCGATCTCTTCCTGAATACCGGGATCATCAATGACGGAAGCGGAACGCCGATCGATCCGGTGTATGGGAACACGTTGACGTACAACGCAATCTGGGCGTACTCATACAACTCTGCTGGGCAGTCCTCGGACAGCGGCAACCTCGGGCAGTCGGACGGCGCGCAGTACGCCGGACTGGCTGGATTCGACTACAACAGGATTCAGTCGGACCTTGCTGGGAAGACCCTGCTATCTTGCAAGCTCACCCTGAACTACTGGAACTGGTATGGAAACAGCGGCACGGCTGTGCTTGGGACGCATGACTACGGACCCTTCACTGATACCTGGGACGATGCCCGTGTCAACCAGAACCGCGTGCAGAGCCCCAGTTGGCCGGAGGGGGCAACGCGCTCCGTCGAGCTAGGGACGACGATCGGCAATGAGTTCAAATCAGGGGTGTCAAAGGGGATCGCTGTTGGCCCCGCTCCGACCGGAGCGAATGTGTACGCCGGAATCGCCAGCGCTGAGTTCACCTACATAAAGCTCACCTTCTCATACTCGTAAGGAGCAGCAATGCCAGGGACCACGACCACAAGGTTGGCGCTCTATAAGCCAGACGCCACTGGCATTGACAATGTCAGCGTTGTCACTGACATCAACAACAACGCCGACAACCTAGATGCCAAGGTGGGCTGGGTCGCTTGTACCTCGGGCACACGACCGGGCAGCCCGTACAACGGGCAGGGTATCCGCGAGACCGACACCGGCAAGTATTACATCTGGAACGGGGCGGCCTGGATCCAGGCTCTTGTTGGTACCGCACAGTTCGGTGCCATCCAGGACCTCGGTGCACAGACGATCATGCGCGACCGAATCACTATGAACCGGACTCCGGCGACGGTGAACGCGCTGGAGTTCTACAAGACCGGCGACGCGCAGGTGAGCTCCCTCATGAGGATTGACGGCCGGATCGAGTGGGGACCGGGCGGGGCTGCGGCGACTGACACAGCGTTCTACCGGAGTGCGGTCGGCACACTGAAGACGGACACGGCGCTAATCGTCCAGACTGACCACACCATCAACGGCCGACTCTTCCTCGGGACACGACGCTACAACAACCAGTTCAGTGCCGTCACGACTGTGGCCGGAACAGCTGCAGAGACGGTGATTGGGACGCTCACGATCCCCGCGAACGACATGGCAGTGGGCGCGATCTATCGGATCCGTATCAGGGGCACGGCAGGCGTTCTCACGGCCACCACCCCCACAATGACCTTCCGGTCGCGGATCTCCGGCGTCGCCGGTACCGCGATCGCATCCAGCGGAACGCTCACCTCATCCTCTGGTGTTACCAACAAGAACTTTGAGGTTGACCTGCTCGTCTCGTGTATCACGATCGGTGCGGCAGGTACGATCCGGGGTGTGCAGATGGTGACGCAGACCCTGACGATCGCAGGCGCAGCCCCGTCTGCAGCGACCCAAACGATTATGGACGGTGGATCGGCAGCGATTACCGTTGACACCACAGCGTCTCGGGACCTCGTGATAACTGCTCAATGGGGAACGGCGAATGCTGCGAATACCCTGACCGCATACATCGTCGCTGCAGAGAGGGTCGCGTAATGGCCAACGAGCCAGTCATCCAGGTTGTCCCGAAGATGCGGAGCCTGAAGTACAACGGGACGAACAGCGCCCAGATCATCAACGGTCTGAACGTGACCGCGAACGGCGGGACGGTCTGGAGCGTGTTCTCTGAGATCGCAGGTGTGCTCACAGTCCGGCGTACCATCCAGGACAAGGTGGCACCTGAGTCGTTCAACTATGTCATCAACACCAACGACATCCTGATTACCGGTCAGGACAACACCGGGCTGGGCGAGATCCTGAATCCGGTGCTGTTCGCCCAGCAGTACTATGTGCTCCCGTAAGGAGGCTCGATGCTGTACGGAGTCGATGTCCATCCGCAGTACCAGAGAGGGCTGAAGATTGAGGACCTTCCCAAGCAGGGGTACACCTTCGCAGTCGTGAAGTGTACCCAGGGAACCTCCTTCTACGCCACGGGATTCGCGGAGTGGATCGGCCGTATCCGCAAGGCCGGGATGATTCCCGGCGCGTACCACTGGATTGAGAAGGGCTCCGGCGCGGCGCAGTGCGACTGGTTCCTGAAGAACCTGGAGAAGGTGGGCGGTCCGGGCGGTCTCATGATCCAGCTGGACTGCGAGGACACCGCAACCTACGCGGACGTGAAGGCGTGGGCGGCTCGCTGGGAGTCGAGGACGGACGCCCACCCGTTCGCTATCTACACGGGCAAGTGGTGGTGGGACGCGCCGGGGCGGAAGTGGGACGGCGGAGCCGTGACGCCGTACCTCTGGGACTCGCATTACATGAAGCAGCCCGACGTCAACACGGTCACCGACAACCCAGCGAGCCTCGCGGCGACCATCCCGTCTGCATGGTGGGCACCGAACTACGGAGGATGGAAGACGGCAGCGATCCTCCAGTTCACGTCCAAGGGCGACGCCGGAGGGATCGGTAACAACGTCGATCTCAACGCTACCAAGATGACCAAGGCTCAGCTGCTCGACATGACGGAAGGAGATGACGTGAAGCCCAGTGATATCACGGCAATCGCGGATGCGGTGTGCAAGAAGCTCACGGCCGACAAGGCTTTCCAGGCCGCAGTCGGCAAGTCTGTGCTGACGTGCGACCGGGTGCCGGTGCCGCAGCCGCCCATCAACAACGCGGACTACCTTGGGCCGAAGCCCAACACGACGTACGCGCTTGAGAACGCGCTGCGCGAGGTCTGGCGCGACGGGCGGGAGCACGCGAATGCAATCATGGAGGCTCTTGGCAAGCCTCCGGTCTACCCGAAGCCTGAGGTCTGAAGATGAACGCACCTGAGTTCTATGTCTTCCAGCCGGACCTGGGCGGGCTCCTGTCGCTCGTGATCACGGTCCTGCTACCGCTTGCGGTGTCGCTGATCACGAAGAGATCCCAGCCAGCGGCCGTGAAAGCGGTGCTGCTACTGCTCTTCGCGGCCATCTCGACGTTCCTGCAGGCGTGGGTCGCGGCGCTCCAGGCCGGGGCTCCGTTCGTGTGGACGGTGGTGGCGTACAACGTGGTCGTGAACTTCGTCCTCGCAGTGGCGGTCCATTTCGGGCTCTGGAAGCCCACCGGCGCGACCGACATGGCGCAGGACGCCTTGGTCAACGACAAACGCCCGGCCTACGCCAGGCGCTAGCCGCAACTTTCTGGCACGGCGTACTCTTGTAACCAGGAGAAGATGGTGGAGGACAACGCTCAGCGTCTCGTTTGAGATTGCGGTTCCCTTCCTCGCGTGACGTGCGGACTCCTCTGGGACCGGTCGGACTCTCGCCCCGACCGGTCCCCTTCTCTTTGCAAAAGAATCTTCGTTACCCCTGGTAGATCCAACGCTCTCGACTTTCCTCCCGTAGAAACGTGGAGTAGGGTTGACGTCGTAAAGGGAGGAGCGAGAGACCTCCCCGTAGAAGGGAACGAAGATGGAGATCGAGGTACCGGGGACGTTCCTGGAGGACGTTGCCTTTCTGGACCTGGAGACGGTGAAGACCCCGATTGGGGGCGGGCTCTTGATGCCTAACGGCGAGACGTTGCGTAGGCGCTGGTCTATCGCGCTCGCTGGAGTAGCGCGGGACGGTCTGATCACGATCGTTGACGCTAACAACGAGAGGCACGGACTAGGCGAGATCGGGGAGGCGCTGTCTGGCGCGTCCTCGGTTGTCTACTGCGCGACCCGCGAGTTTGACGAGATGATTTGCCTTGGACGATTCACGAACGCGCGCCGGGCCCACCTGCCCTATCCTCGCTTTCCGGCTGTGCCCGGAGCCGAGGACTTCAACTGGGTGAACGTGAAGCGCCCGGAGGCTCCGATCTGGCGCGGCGAGGACATCCCCTCGCGAGAGGTCCCGGCGGGGCTGTTCGACGGACGCCGTACGGCGGTCCTGGTTCACTTGCTCCGGGATGTGGTGGAGCTGATCCTGATGGCCGGAAACCCTAGCCCCGGATGTGCTTCTTGGTGTACGGGCGTGCTAGTCGACTACCAGAGCGCGTGCGACGCGCTGGAGGTGTGAGATGATCAGGTGCGGACACTGCGAGGGACGCCACGAGACGGTGGATCAGGTGCGCCAGTGCCAGTCTTTTGAGTCCCACAAGGCTCCTGTCCACCCGACTGAGCCGGACTGGATGCGGACCGATCTTCAGCCTGCGGTGTACAGCTATCCCAAGGTGACCCAAGATGGCATGTACATCAAGCCGGACGGCCGGATCTTCAAGGTCCAGTGGAACCGCGCGAGCGGCGACGGCCGGAGGCTCTATGCCAAGCAGCTGGTTGTGCGCGTGCTAGAGGGCGAGAGGATCCACCAGCAGATGTACGGGCTCTTGGACGTCCTGGAGGGCAGCGTCTCCAAGTTGGCAGACATGGACTTCGTGTACGCCAGTGGTGCGATCCTCATGCTCCGCCCCGAGGAGCGCATGACCATGGAGCAGGCGGCCAGGTTCGGCAAGCTGTACGGCCGGTGCGTCCGGTGCGGCAAGGTCCTGACTCTTGAGGAGTCGATCGAGCGGGCGATGGGCCGTGTTTGCGCAGGTAAGCTGTAATTGTAGCCAATTGCAATAAGATGGAGTAGCGTTGTCCTTGAAAGGGGCGGCGAGAGCCCCGAAACGAAGGGAACTGAAATGAACATCGACCTGATGCAGGTTAACCTGGAGATCATGACCACCGTCGAGCTTCGCAAGCTGGCTGGCCAGGTTGGGGTCAAGGGGATGTCGAGCGGCCGCAAGGCTGACCTCCTGGACAAGCTCTACCAGATGAAGGTGGAGATTGACAACCAGCGGCAGGCAGAGCAGAAGCCAGTCGTCACCCCGGAGTCCAAGCCCGCCAAGGCCACCGGCAAGAAGCGTTGCGCGGTCTGCGAGATCCGCCCGGCCAGCCCCCTCACCGCCGAGGGCATGACCTGTGAGCTTTGCTACGAAGAGGCTGGATGGGAGAATGCCCACAGCGACCACGGCCACGACGACATCGACACCTACTCGCTGGAGAACACCCACTTCACCGAGCAGGCCGAGGTTGACGCGTACATCGCGGAGACCAAGCAGGAAATGGAGTCCTGCTGGATCTGCCAGCCGAGCCTCAACAAGGCCAGCGGCGCGAAGGTCCGGGTAGGCACCCCGCGACTCGGCATGACGTTCAACGTCACGATCAAGGCTGACGGCGCGACCAAGGCCACCGAGGTCAAGGCCCTCCTCAAGGCTCGCGGCCTCTCCGGCGCGAAGATCACCGAGACGGACGGCGGCGTGATGCTGGAGCTCAGCAAGGCCGGTATCGTCTGCGTCTGGTCGGACTCCGGCAAGCGGATCGTCACCCAGGTCAACGGCAAGAACGTCCGGAACGTCAGCGAGATCCTGCAGAAGCTGGTCTGAGCCCATCGGGTGGGGGCGAACCACCAAGGTTCGCCCCTCGCCCAGGACGCTCAGTCCTAGCCCAGCGAGAGGGCTCTTACCGAAGGGAACCGAGATGGCCAACCTGGATGTGATCCTCAACAAGATCAGCGGACTGCTGAACGTGGCCGAGGACCCTGCCACCCCGCCTGAGGCCGCAGCGACCTACCGGGCCAAGGCCGAGGAGCTTATGCGCAAGTACCGGATCGAGCAGGAGCAGCTGCTGGCGCAGGACGCCACCGCCGTCGAGCCGATCCTATCCATCATCGACCTCTGCCGACTCAACACCACGCGGTACTCCAGCTGGTACTCCATCTTCATCCGCCGGATCGCCGGTCACTGCGGCGTCCAGGTCCACATCAAGAACTACTTCCACCCGGTCGATGGCTGGATGGCCCAGGCCGCGCTGGTCGGCTACGAAGGTGACGTGCGGTACGCGGAGTACCTGTTCAACGCCGCGCGTCTCGTCTTCATCAACCGGGTGGACGTCAACCCGGACCCCAGCCTCAGCGACGCGGTGAACGTGTTCCGGCTCCGGTCGGCGGGATGGAACAGGTATGAGATCGCGGACGCGCTCTGGGGCAACCGCGACGCGACCCACACCACGCGGGCCACGAAGATGTACCGCGCGGAGTGCGAGCGGCGCGGTGTCGAGGAGATGGTGGCCGGTCGCGGCGTCAACGTCAAGACCTTCCGCTACGGCTTCGCCAACGGATTCAGCAACGGTCTCCAGTCCCAGCTGCGGGAGGCGCGGGACGGCGCGGACAGTCTCGGCGGCGCGGTCCAGCTACACGGCCGGGAGGAGCGTGTGGAAGAGGCGTTCTATGGATTCTTCCCCACCATGCGGCCGAAGCAGGAGGAGGTCGCGGTCAAGGAGACCAGCCCCGCCAAGAAGTCCCGCAAGAGCGGCTGGACCAAGGCCGATGAGGCCCGGTGGCAGCGGTACAACTACTCAGCCGAGGCTCGCGCCGGTGCCGCCCTCGGGCGGGACGCTGCGCGCGAGGTCGAGGTTGACAGGTCTTCACGCGCCCAGCGCGTGGAGGAGGCAGGCACTCGGACTCCCAGCGGTGAGATCACCAGCTAGTGCCCGTTGCGGCCGCGCGTCGAGACACGTCCTCCGGCGCGCGGCCTGCAGCCTCCAGGAGTAAGCTCGGGATGAAACTCCAGAGAAGGGAACAAGAAGATGGTCAGCAAGACAGTAGCCACCAGGCCGAGCAAGGCCGTTCGGGTTACCAAGGAGCAGCGCGAGCGGATGGCGCGGCTTGCGTCCGGCGAGACGCGGTTGGTGGAGGTCCGTCGCCTCGTGCAGGGCGACACGCTCCAGGGGTATGGCGGCGACGCGGTTGTGCGCCGGGTGACGGGCGGGACCTTGCCCCACAGCCTCAACTTCATTGAGATGGAGAGCGGGTGGGCGGTTCCAGGATGGCCGGAGGAGAAGTTGGAGGTGTGCCGCCGTGCCGAGTGAGGCCGGAGGCTATCCGGTCGGTAACGTCGATCCGTATCAACGTGGATGGTTCAAGTGGGCGGAGCGGATCACCCAGAAGCCGTTCATGGCACAGGGGATACCCGAGAGGGTCCTGCGGAAGGTTGACCGCCGCAGGAACAAGATCAGGCGAGAGCAGAGAAGGGAACTGAGATGACGACCACAGTACGCAAGGGAGGGCTCCGGCGAGTCGCGGACGCCAAGCGCGAGCGAGCCGCACAGCGGATGCCGAACACGATCGTGGAGACGGCCGATGTCTACGGCGACTGGAGGCTCAGCGAGCTTCGCGCCGAGGCCGTGCGCCGGGAGATCCCGGAGGCGCGGACGATGGGCAAGCAGGCGCTCCAGGACGCGCTCCGACTCTCCGACAAGGCTGTGGCTGAGCGCCCCAAGCCGCGTACCCGCCCGGCTGAGCCGGTGCAGAATACTGCCGCTAAGGCCCCTAGCTCCAACGGAGAGGCCACAGTACCGGCAACCAAGAGCGAGGCCAAGGCTCGGGTGTTCTGCACGGCTATCGAGGCGCTAGGGTGGGTTGGGCATTACCGGACCGAGGGCGAGCTGACCGAGGTTGTGGCGACGCGCGGCGCTGACGTCATCGAGGCGATCCACCAGGCGTGGGACAGCGGCGTGTATGTCAACGCTGGAGCGACCTACACGGTGGGCGACCGGACGGTGCAGACGCGGAATGTCAGCGCGGCGTTGAAGCTCGCGGAGCGCAAGCCGACCGAGGCAGCCGAGGAGTTGGCGAGGGTCGCCACCAACAAGGCGTTCCGGCGCAGGGACGCGGAGGTCATGCCCAAGGTGGTGCGCCTCCCGTTCGACCCCGCCACCGCGCCGGAGCGGGTCGTGGTGGACGCCATCGCTGGGCACGTGGTGAAGTGGCACAACCGGCTGAGCGGCGGGACGGAGACGGCCAAGGTGGGCGACCCCCGGACGGTCCGTGTCACCGAGCAGCTGGGCGAGCGTGTGGTGCTGTTCTGCTGCCAGGCCGGTACGGGCTTCCGGGCGTTCCGGCTCTCCGCCCTCGTGGCCGTGGGGCGGGGCAAGACGTACACAGGCGGGCAGACTAGATCCTCAGAGAATGTGCTGGTAGACATCGAGGCGTAAAGAATCTTCATATTTACCAACGGGATGGCTGCGGAAATGTAGCCATCCCGTTGCAGTTGGAGTAGCGTTGGTGTTGCAAGGGAAGATGGCGAGTCTTCCTCCAACGAAGGGAACCGAGATGAACTCCACCAAGACCCCCGGCCAGAAGTTCGCCGAGCAGTACGGCTCCAAGGCCGTCGAGGAGATGCTGTCCGCGATCAAGTGGGCAAAGCGCCTGGGCCTCGCGATCACCCTGCTGGTGATGGTTGCTAGCTTCCAGCACCAGTTCCACTTCCTTGGTCACGCTGCCAAGGCCGACCCGTTCAGCGCGGCGATCATCCCGCTGGCGATGGACATGTTCATCCTGCTTTGCGTCAAGGTCCTGAGCGCGGCGGGGATGGCCGCACCGGCCAAGAAGATGGCGCTGATCCTGCTGGTCTTCCCGGTGGGCGTGAGTGCCACGATCAACTTCCTCGGCTCCGCGACGCTGGTGCTGGGCTTCGCGTTCATCGCGGTAGTCCTCCTCATCGCCGGTGCCGAGATCCTCAAGAGCCTCATCAAGCCGGACTTCAAGGCGATCCTCGCCGAGGAGTCGAACGTCCAGGTTGCCCGCGAGGTTGGCGCGAAGCGGAGCAAGGTCGAGCAGGACGCGATCAACGAAAAGGCTCGCCTCACCCGCGAGCGCAACCGGGTGCTCGGGCTGCGGCTCGCGGACCTCCGTTACGAGGCAGCCGACATGGGCCTCCCGTTCGATGGCCTGAAGAAGACGGAGATCCAGGCGATGGTTATCAAGTCGCTGGAGCTTCAGACGGTGGCCCCCAAGAGCCCCGTACCGCTGAACGTCTGACCGGACCGTGATGGCCCGCTCTCTCCGGAGGGCGGGCCATCATTCCGTTAGCAGGCCAATTGGCGTACGCTCCTCGGTGATAGGCGAGAGAAGGGAACGAAGATGACGGTGATAGCAGATCTGGCCGGGCGGCGCATCCGCATCCGCTCTGACCATCATGTGGCGCGGCTTGGTGAGTCGATCCCAGGCGCGTACTTCTCCAAGCGCGACGCGGCCTGGACGGTCCCGCTCACAGCAGCCTCCTGCGTCGCGCTCCGTGAGCGCTTCGGCGACAGGATGAAGGTGGGCAGCGAGCTTGCCGCCTGGTACAGTGACCGGCGCGCCACGAGCGAGGCCATGCGCGACCTCGGGCAGCTGATGGACGCGGACCTGGAGCATGTGCCTGACGTCGCGCCGGACCTCGCGCAGGCGATGGAGGCCCGGACCTACCAGCGTGTGGCGGCGAGGTTCATCGCCAAGGGCCGCAACGTCCTGATCGCAGACGAGATGGGGCTGGGGAAGACCCTGGAGCTCATCGGCGGCGTGATCGAGGATGGGGTGCCCGGTCCCTACCTCGTGGTGACGACCAAGACCGCAACCGAGACCGTGTGGGCGCGCGAGCTACTGCGCTGGCTGGACGACGGGATCGTGGTGAACTTCCCAGACGGACGGACGGCCCGGCAGCGCGTCTGGGATGAGATCAAGGCTGAGCCCTCGCTCCACAATACATGGGTTGTCGTCCACCCCCAGATGGTCTCGACCAAGAGTTGGTGGATCTGTGGGCAGTGTGGGCGGGAGACACCCGTACGCCACAAGAAGGAGTTGGTGTGCGAGCACGACCCACGCCGGACCAAGACCCGTCACGAGC